TTGCCGGTCTTCATTTGAAAAAGTAAAAAAGTTGGGCGAAATTTTTTCGCCCAATCTGCACACCCGCCAAGCCCTTGATTTGTAATTAAATAGCCGGCCCAGGATTGGTTGTCCGCCATCTCCTCCGGTTAAGCTGCCGGGGGTTCTAGTTCAGTTAAACCTCTCTATACAGCAACCACGCAACCAGTGCGTTGGTGATCATTACGGATGTGCGGTCCTTGTACTTGTTTGCCGCTCCATACTCCTCAACAAACTGGGCAATGCCGGTCTCCCTCAGGAAGTCAGCCTCTGCCAGTTCAGCCTTTTCTTTCGTGTCGTGCTCGCCACCGTTAAAATCGATGTATTTGACGCTTGCCTCTCTTCTCATTTTAGTCTCCTGTTGTAAAAAAATTATCCAACCAGGTGGTCCGCCGCACCCATCACCCGGAGTTTATCCTTGCCCTCTTCAACCTCTTTCAGGAACTCTGGAAGATGCTCGTCGAACGCGCTCTGGTAGTCGGCCACGGGCTTTACGCACTCCAGATATGGCGGCAGTGCCGGGTGGTACGACATAAACCACCACGCTGGCAGCTGTGACGCCCATAGCGACATTTGAACCTGCTCTTCGTATGCGTCCCTGCCGTCGAGCAGATAGCCAACATGGGTAGCAGCGTTCGGGCACTTCAACTCTAGGCCTGCAACCACCTCGCCATTGCTGTCGATAACCAACATGTCTGGGCTGGCGCCTGCTGTGCGCGAATCATCTCGGAATATGAAGGCGCATGCTTCGACGTTGAGATCGGTCTGCAGGCTGAAGTAGTCCGCGGCCTCACCCTCCAGTTCTTTGCCGCGCTCGGTCCAGTAGGTGCCATAGAACTCGTCTACCGGTTCACCGGTAACCCACTCTGCCAGCAGTTGGTTCCTGTACTTATCGCGCTGCGCTGATAGTGTTACGGTCAACGCTTCCCGGTATTCAGGGACCGACATTCCCTTCCGGCACTTGAGTGCTGTTGCTTCGTTCGCATGCCACGTCGCGCACTCATCGTGGCGCCAACCGGACTTCTCACCGAAGCTGAATAACTGCTTTACCCCGCTTGCCGTGACCACGCCGAGCCGCAGCTCCAGCCACTCCTTGCTGCCTTGCGCCATGTCTTTAATGATGATCATGACTCGTTCTCCTTGATCATTTTCTCCAGGTTCGCGACAACGACATTATACTTCGCGAGCGGGATATCCTTGACCGCACTGACCTTCTGCCAGCGCAGAAGATTGTCCTTTTTCGATGGCGGCAGTTCGTCGAGCATCGCGCAGATATTTAGCATCTGCTCCTCAGTTATCTTGTCCACCTCTCCGCGCACACCATCGTCATCCTCGTTCGTGAAGACCACGCCGAAGATCATGCCGACGAGATAGCGCCTGCCGTAGGTTGTCGTGCTGCCGATGCTCTGGATCGCGTTCTTGCTACCACTGGTATCTGGCGGCAGGTCCAGGTGCTTCTTCTCTGAATGCCCTCCGACATGCATGATGGTGCAGGCCACGCGAACCTTACCGGCGTTGCCGTCCTCCTCGCCAAACGAAAGCGCGAACCCATGCCGTGAGAGCAGAGGCCGCAACTCCTGCCACATCTCCTCAAGCCGGCCATACTTTTTCCTGCTGTGCTCGTTGTACCCGGACATCCTGACAGGCGTCACAGCAGCCTGAACCGCATGCATTGCCTCAGCGTACTGCTGCTGCGCCTGGGTCTTCATTATGCGCTCCTGCATGTCGAGCATGCGCTCCAGCGTCTCCACCGGCATGTTGTTGCTGACAGCGTCCCTGATGATTGACATCATGTCGCCGCCAGTCGTCGCTACTGCTGGGACTTTTACCACTCGCCCCGGTTCTATTGTCATTTCGTTTTTCATTATTTAGTCCTTATTTGCTCAATCATCATCTGCTGAATCCACTGCCCGCCCTTGTGGAGGAACACTGAATCAAATGCTTTTTTGATATCCAGCAATTCTGGATATTGTGCATTGAATGCTCTCTCCCAAAGGGCTTTTATCTCTTGCTTTGTTGCGCTGTAAAGCATCTCTAAAAGTCAGCCCACGAAGATATCCCGATCAGGTACAGTGCGATCAGCGCGGCGATAACCGCACGTCTGCGCCACGGGTTTGCTCGGAGATGCTTGCAGTCTCGCATGTGGTATGGGTAGTTCATATCAGTCCGCCTGCCTGCGAAGGAATGCTGGAAGGTCTTTTCCATAGGTCTCGTCAAAGAATCGTGACTCCCTATCTGATTCAGCGATATCCACGCAGGCCTTGATAAACCCGCAAAGTTGTGACGAAGCTATGACCGCCTTCTGCTCGTCTATCGGATTGATCGCCTCATGAGCCATGTCAATGATCTCCTGAAGGTGTTCAGCCTGTTTGACTCCATTTGTACAAAGAACGTGGATCATCGCCTCTACCTGTGTTGTGTATGCTTTGTTCATTTTCTCGCCCTATGTGTCTGGTTTGGTTGGTTAGAAGTCGCAGCAGGTGCGCCGTGCTTCGCAAATTTCTGCGTCGATCTCGTATCGATACGAAGCTTCCCAGTCATCAGCGCGACGAGTCACTACCGACAGCGGCGTGCCGCTATTAAACTGTCGATTTAGCTCGTCCCAATCAACATCATCAAGATGGTAAAAGGCGTTTGTGTCCAGGTACTCTCTAATATCCATCTGTCTCTCCTGTAGCCGCTTCCCTGTGGCTGGTTGTTGGTTAAAGAAGGATTGCACATCGAATGCCTGGGTTGTTGTCAACAGTATGGAATACTCGAATTATCTTCAGCTTTTCCAGCACCATCACGGTTTTTTCAGGCGTGTCATCCGGTATTATTACTGCCGTGTCATGCGCCATACCCCAGTCAAAAAATTTCTGCAACAAGTGCGCAGAGTCATTCAGGTTTTTTGGATCATGCCATGTGAATTGCTTGTTCATCATGTTTCTGGTTTGGTTGTTCATATCGTCTCGTCCTCAGATTAAACCGGCGCGACGTGCGCGAACCTTTTCTGCTGTCCAGTCGCTTGACCAGTTGGTCAGGCTCTCCGCTATGTCGCCGGAGCCACACTTCTTGCAAACCAGCACATCCTGCGGGAACGAGTATGGGTCAGACTCAATCTCAAGGTCGGTTGAGCCGCAGTCCCGGCAGGTTGCTAACTCTTCGTCACCGTCACCGTCGTGCTCACACTTGCCGCCACCCGGCTTGTGCGGGAAACCGTAACTTCTGCACTGGCATGGAATATTTTTCATTTTCTCGCCCTATGTAACTTGTTGATTTATTGTGATACTATCTAACTTCAGTTACAGATTATAACACTTTACAGGAGAATGCAAGCAATGAAATCACGTAAGTTGACTAGCGTACCCGTTTTTTTCGGAACAAGAGTGGCTCCGGCAGTAGCGAAAAAGTTCGACCGACTGGTCAAAAAGTCAGGCCGAACGCGCAGCAATTACCTGGATATGATCATTAGAGAGCATGTGGAACTCAAAACGTGAGTCCGCAATTCAAGACGAGGCAAGACGGGCTTCGAGCCAGGAAGGGTGGCTGGTTCTGCCCGACTTGCCTGGACTCTCTGAAGAAGGGCAGCCGATGCTGCGACCAAGACGTGGTTTACTTCGCAAGCAAGAAAGAGAAGTTGCGGTATGCAGCACTGTTGTGGAAGCAGAAAACCGGGGAGATATCCGATCTTTCGCTGCAACCGCGATTCGATTTAATCGTCGAGAAACAAAACTGCGGGTTCTATAAGGCGGACTTTAAATACCAAAACGGCAGGGAATGGATCTACGAAGACACAAAGTCCAAAGGATCCGACGACGGGCTGTCGAAGCTCAAGCGCAAGCTGGTCAAGGCCATCTATGGCGTGGAGGTGATACTCACATGACCCCGCCAGGTGACACAGGCAACAGAGAATTATAGAATGATTTCGCGGCTACCCAGAGTTAGCTACTTTGAGGGAACACCGACTCGTCCCGGCCCGCCGCATTTTTTTCCAGGACGAACATAAGGAGACGAGTTTGAGAACAACAGCAGACAAAATGGAGTGGCTGATGCGTGTCGTTGAGCACCCGCAAAGCACACCTCAGGCCGCGGCAGTTGCCATCATATTGGCCAACGCATACAACTGCAAAACCAAGCAGTGCAATCCATCACTTCAGACCATCGCAAACCTGATAAACGGCAGCTGGAGAACAGCAAAAAGAGCGGTCGAAAACCTGGAGGAAATCGGAGTTATCCACAGGTTATCCACAGCAGGCAAGGGAAATTCATTCAATCTCATTCAAACCCGCATAAACACTGAGCCAACCCCTGCCAAATCTGACACCCCTGCCAAAATTGGCACCCCTGCCAAATCTGTCCATCGACCCCTGCCAAATTTGTCCACTTTCGACGAACCACTCCCTATAGATGAAACTGTGAAGTTAAACAGTAACCCCCCCTTACCCCCCCACGTCGATTCGAACGCATGGAATGACCTCTTCGAATACCGAGTTACCCACAAGCAAAAAAAGATTCGGGACAGCTGGACACCGCTCGCGCAGAAGAAGGCAGCAAAGCTACTCTCAGAACTCACCCCTGCAGACCAGATCGCTTGCGTAGACCTCTCAATTGCAAACGGATGGCAAGGCATATTTCCAAACCGACTCAATGGTGGACGACGAAATGAAACAAATCAGCGAATACACAAACCAGGGTCTTCAGGCCAACATCGAGAAATCTACCGCGAGATTGCAGAAGATATCGCCCAGCAAGAGAACGACGAGGCTCTTCGAGGTGATGAGGCGGGACTACGGAAACCTATGGACTCAGCAGATTGGCAGCACGGCAGAAGAGATCAGAGAACATCTCATCCACTGGGAGAGGAGACTCGAATCCCTGACGACCGATCAGATCGCAGCTGGTTTGGAGGCGTGGGAGGACAACTACCCACCCAAGCCGAAGCAGTTCGCAACTTTCTGCCGGGAGACCACGAGGACGCTCTCGCTGCACAGGCGGCCAGAGTGTCTCGCGCTACCACGACCGACACCTTCAGCATCAGTAGTCCAGTCCTGTATCCAGAAAATGCGCGAAAGCATTAGGGGGTAACGTGCCGCACGGAGGATCGTCTTGGTTCCCAAACCTAAGCCGCGACGTGGAACTCGCAGCGCACCTTTCAAGCAAAGCCTATCCGCGAGTGTTCTGGGGATTGGCCAAGACGACAGACCTGGAGATACTGGTATCGGACGCGGAGCACCTGCACAAGAAAACACAGCACATCCCTATTGCAGAGCTGAGAGAAGTAGTGACCGGATACGTCACTCGATGGAGAACGGCAAGCATTGCAGAGCCTAACCCAAACAAAAAACAAGCAGCGGGACGGGTGGCAGCAAATACCTGGATTCGCAATTATAACCACCGAGACGAGGCAGAACGATGAAACCAAACAGACCAAAACCACCACGACCGAACAAGCTCGCCAGGGCGCTAAACTCAATCAACGAGTACACGCCGCAGAAGAAAAGAGCCCAGTACAAATATCACCGCTGGACAGATTCTCTCGCGCTTGGAGGAGCAAAGGACAAAGAGGGAAACCTGAAAAACCAAAATTACAGACTTCGCGAACCACTCACCGGTAAGCTAAAATTCGAGATGGAGGCAATAGAGCGTAACCGCCAGCGGGTGTCTCTCAAGCGCGACCAGCGTAAACTGGAGCGCGACTTGATGGAAGTGTGGGACTAACGAGACAGGAGAACATCATGGGAAATACTAACGCAGAACTACGGCAGGGCATCTCGCAACGCAATGCGAAAATCAAAGCACTGGAGGAACAACTGCAAGAACTCCAGGCGCAAGGCGTCGATGCAATGTACGATGGCAACGGAATCAGCAGCGACGGAGATCATGTGACGGTCGCGGTCAAGATCGAGAAGGCCCACCTGGAATACCTGGAGATGTACCGGCGCTCATCCTGCTACATGCGGAAGATCAACCCGGAATCCAACGAGTGGACAATCGAGAAGGAGATCGCACTCATCATTGCCAAGCAATACGCAACCGACCCCAACCGCGCACTCATGCACCCAGGGTCTGCAACCGGCCCGGCAAGCTCGTTCAACAAGGCCGGGGGTGGATGGTGAAGCAGAAATCATTCGGGTATCTCAGGCGGCTGTTCCCGCACATGCCGATATTCATGGCAAAGGGCAGTAAGCCGAACAAGTACACGCCGCACCAGGGCAAGCAAGAGTGCGCCAGAAGGCTGAGACAGGCGCGGGGCATCTATGGCAAACAGCAAGACGAGAACTGCTGAGAAGGCGGCGCCACAGGATACCGGGATTAAAAGGGACGAGAGGGGGCGGTTACTGCCAGGATCGGCTCCTATCAACCCAGGAGGCAGGCCAAAAGGGGCGCGAGACGCTCTCACAAAGGCTCAGAGCATACTTTGGGACAATGCCGAGGCACTGGTACGGAAAACTGTTGATATGGCTTTGGAGGGCGACACAAAGGCGCTGAAGCTATGTATCGAGCGCATCTTCCCGGCAGTTCAGGCAGAACCAACCAAAAACGGCTCAACATACCTGGGAATTCAGATCATCGCGCCACCCGGTAGACCGTTGAAACTTGAGAACACGACAATTGAGGGAGAGACAGAATGAGCGGAATAAAGCACATGATGCGGAATGAGGCGAGCGGGATCGCAAACTGGCTGGGCTATGCGCTGCTTGGCGTGATCGGGTTTGTTGGTGGTCTGGCCTGGGCGCTTCTTCATGGGTGACCAGCACTTCGATGGCAGCTACGACAGGCTGAGTGCTCCGCTCTTCACGCCGACAGTGGATAATCTGAAGCGGGTTGTCGATGATCGGTTGCCGGGTCCGAACGGAGAGGCCGGGAAGGGCATGACGCTCAAGGAGGCAATGCACCACGCTCGCAACTGGTGGGCTGAGTTCGGTCCTCACCTAGCCCATGCGAGCAGAGGACAGGCCGAGTTCGGTGGGCTGCCGTCCGGCATTGCCCGTGGTCTGGACTGGGAGTTGCTTGATAGGGCTGAGATCCTGGTAATCATCGACAAGTGGTATGACGAGGTTGGCCTGCCGCGCATGATCCGAGACGACAAAGAGCCGGACAAATGGATACTGGATCCGCTCGCGCATGCCGGCGGATCGACGGTGAAAGCGAAATGACCGCGTTCTGCGAATGCCTGGTTCTCGCCGGCGAGTGGGTCTGCTTGTGCGATGTTGGGGTGTGGTGTTGATAAATATCGACTTCCAGTACACGCCAACAGTCTATGACGCGGTAACCAGTCAAGCGTTCGTTCACGGCATCCGAGGCCCAGTCGGCTCCGGCAAGTCTGTCGGGGGCGTGGGGTTCATCATGTCGAGGGCTGCGGCGCAGCTTCCTTCAGCCGATGGAATCAGGCGAACCCGGTTCGCAGTGGTAAGGAACACGGCGCCGGAACTCAAGACGACAACAATCAAAACCGTCGAGGAGTGGATACCACCAGGCGCTCATGGTCGAGTCATCAACTCAAGCCCGGTCACTTATCGCATCAGGTCAGACAGCGAGGACGGAACCGGCATAGACTGTGAGATCCTGTTCATTGCGCTCGACAGGCCAGCTGATGTCAGGAAACTGCTATCGCTCGAACTTACCAGCGCCTGGGCCAACGAAGCAAGGGAAATCCCTTTCCCGGTGATCGACGGGCTGACAATGCGAGTCGGGCGCTATCCCAGCATGAAAAACGAGGGAGTTCCGGCAACCTATGCGGAACTCTATCTCGACACCAACTCGATGGATCAGGACCACTGGTGGTATGAGCGGTTCGAGTCAGGGGATACGCAGACCAGAGTCATGCTGGACGATGGTTCCTGGCTCAATATCTCCTGGGAGGGATTCAGCCAGCCCCCGGCAGTGCTGGAAGTGCAGGACGTAGGCAGCGGCGTATGGGCCAGCAACCATCCGATGTACAAGGCGCAGTTCAGGGAAGAGCAGGTAATCTTTGCGGCAGGCAAGTTCTGGGGAGTCAATCCGAACGCCGAGAACATACAGAACCTACGACCCGGATATTACCATCAGCAGCTGAAGAACAAGTCTCTTGAGCACATCCAGTGCTACTACCAGAACCTGTACGTTTACGTGAAGGAGGGCAGGCCGGTAACGCCTGAGTACGTGCCATCTGTTCATGGCGCCATATTCCCAATCATCGACAGCGAGCTAATCATGGGCGTGGATGCCGGAGGCGGGACGCTCAATCCGGCAGCGACGTTCATCCAGAAGCACCCAATGGGCAACTGGCTTGTGCAGTCAGAGTTCATTGGCAGGGATATCGGCGTGGACAACTTTGCCAGAGCACTGAGACTGCACAAGGAGGATGTGTTCGGGGACATGCCGGTGTCTGTCGTGTGGATGGATCCGGCAGCCGAGAAGCGAGACGAGATATACGAGACCCGCGTCATGCAGTACTTCCAGGCCGAGGGCTTCGTGGTCAGAGGTGCGCCGACTCAGGACGTGCAGACCAGAATAGACGCGATCCGCACTCCGCTGGGGAGGATGCTCGACGGCAAGCCAGGGCTTATGGTTCACAAGGAGAGGTGCCCGACGCTGCACAAAGGCCTGTCTGGCGCATGGTTCTTCAAACAACTGCAGATCAGTGGCGCCGCCCGATATCATGAAAAACCAGACAAGAGCCACCCATACTCTGACATCTGCGAGTCGCTAGGATATGGCCTGTGCGGTGGCGGCGAGTACCACGCGCCACTGGCAAAGCGGCAGCTGGCCAGGAAGCAGATGAATATGGGCAGCATTCACAAGGCGATTACTAACTTCAATCCGTATGACGCATAGGGGGAAACAGATGGGACTTGGCTACCAGTGGGCGAGGCAAACGAGACGAGGGTCGTGGGCAGAGGGCGGATACTCACTTCTCCGCAGATGGTTCGGCAGGCTATTCCTAGGCGAGAAGTTCATCAGGATCCGGTGGAAGGACGATGGATAACAGGCCGGTCGTACAAAACAAGCGGAGGTGGTGGGTATTCTTCGGAGATGCGGTCGATTTAGGCTGGGTTAAGCCGTTTACTCGTCAAGGGTGGCGACACTGCTTCGCCATGACAACGCTCGCAACCGATGTTCCCCTGGTAATCAATCCGACGAGACTGGTAATGGAAGTATCGATGCCGCTGACCGAGACGTACGCCGCTGTGAATCTCTTCAAGGCCCACGGCTACAGGTGCTTGGTTGTGACGGTAGACAAACCAGACTACAATTTGGCGAAGCATTGCATAATAAATTCATGCGCTACGGTCGTCGCGTACTCTCTTGGCATCAGCACATGGGCATTCACGCCGCGCCAATTGTGGCGGCATCTGTTAAAAAATGGTGCTGTAGAGGTGACCTAATGGGTGGCACATCAAAAGACAAAAGGGTAATCGCGTCGAAGGCCCGCCTAAAGGGGGCAAAGAACCAATACAAGTCCCCGATCCAGGCCGGAAGAAGTCCGCTGAGTAGCGCCCAGGCAAGCTCAGGTCCGCCTGGCTTCGCCGGAGCGTCCACGAACAAGCGGCCATCAAGCTTTGGGGCTGCTGCGCCACGCACCATAAGAAAGATGGGGTCCACTGGATCACTCAGCATGCCAAAGTTTCGCGTGATGAAAAAACCCCCTCCATCAAAGCCGGGCAGATCAGTAGCAGACATCGAGAAAGAAACATCGGAGATCAATGCCCGCACAAAAGCGGTGAAGGAACGGATCGGTGTTGCTGAGAAATTGTCGGCAGAGAAGCAGGGTGCAAAGCGCAGGGCAATCGGTGGTCGCGGCGGTAGATCGCGGCGTGGTCTATCAACCAGGAGCGAATGATGGGTGGTCTTTTCAGTAAACCAGACAATAAAAAGGCAGAGCGGGCAGCCGAAGAATCCAGAGCGGCAGCGAAGCGTTCAGAGGAGCGAGCGATTGCCCAGGAAGGGAAAGCAAAAGCGCAGGAGGAGGCACTGGCAAGGTCAGAGTCAGAGAAGGCTAGAGCACTCTACCGACGCAAGAACGCTGGCCGCCGGTCACTGATCGACGAAGAAGAAACCGGAACGCTGGGGTAATCCATCATGGCAGAGACACCAGACAGCGTAGGCGCCATAGTCAAGCGGGCAGAGAAGGCCTGGGCTGACAAGACCAACTTCGACACGCTCGTCAGAGAGATGTACCGGTACGCATTGCCTCAGCGGGATCGGTGGGAGACAGAGACTGCAGGAGAGAGCAGAACAGACCTGGTGTTCGACTCCACCGCAGTCAAGTCGGTCAAGAAGTACGCAGGCCGAATCGTGACAGACGTTTTCCCTGCGGGTAGGGATTGGGCACTGCTCGAACCGGGACCGGGAATAAAGAACGAGAACAAAGAGCGAGCCAAGAAAGACTTGCAGGATGCAACCGACATCGCTTTCAGCATCATCCACAACGCCACGAATTTCCAGGCAGCAATCGGAGAGTGGGCGCTCGACCTGGCGACCGGCACCGCGGCGATGCTTGTGCTTAAGGGTCCATCTATTGCCAATCCGATCATATTCCAGGCTATGCCGATCCT